AAAAATAATTTTGAGGGTTTTACGCTTAAGTCAAGGCTAGGCGAAGACGAAACACAAACACCTATTAAAGGATTTAGTACAACTGAGAATACTGTTGGCGTCAATGTAAACGTCACGCAGGCTTCTGGTGCGATTACAAGGGCAATTACAGATACGGACACAGAGCGTTGCCGGGTAATCATTGCCTTACCTTCTTTGCAGGCTCAAAACGAAAGCAACGGAGACATCTCTGGCACAAGCGTTCAATTTAAGATCCAGGTCAATTCAAACGGTGGCAGTTATACAACTATCTCTTCGCCCACCATTAGCGGAAAATCAAACAGCGAGTTTCAACGCGCTTATGAGTTTGACCTACCTGGCACAGGCCCTTGGAACGTGCGACTTACAAGACTGACATCTGACAGTAGTAGTAGTTTTATTCAGAACACAATTAATTGGCAGAGCTTTGTCGAAATTATTGATGAAAAGTTCGCTTATCCAAATACCGGCCTTGTCGCGCTAAAGGTTGATGCAAGGCAGTTCAACACGATCCCTGATGTATCAGTCAAGCTTCGCGGTAAGCGTGTTCAGGTTCCTACCAATTATGACGCTGCAACTCGTACCTACACGGGGTTGTGGGACGGAACGTTTCAGATGGCATGGACCGATAACCCTGCTTGGATCTTCCGTGACATCGTTCTAAACGAACGCTTTGGCGTCAAACGTTATATCAATTCTATTGCGATTGACCCTTGGTATCTTTACACCGTTTCTCAGTATTGTGATGAACTTGTGCCGTCTGGCAGTGGTGGAACGGAGCCTCGTTTCACTTGCAACGTTTACTTGCAAAATCCAGGCTCGGTCTATCAGGTTCTTAATTCACTGGCCTCTTGTTTCCGGGGTCTTATTTATTACAGCGAAGGTGAGCTGTATTTAACGCAGGACCGAGAGCAAGACGTAGTTCAGCAATTTAGCGAAGCCAATGTTATTCAAGATGTAGGCGAAGACGGAAAGGTCTCGTCACCATGTTTTAGCTATACGGGTTCGGCCAGGGCAGCACGTAAGACCGTAGTTTTAGCAAACTGGGATGATCCAAATCAAGTTTATTCAAGCGTCACAGAGTACCAGCAAGATGATGAGCTACTGGACAAGCTTGGGTATAACCCTGTTGATCTTCGCTTGATTGGCGTTACCTCTCGCGGTCAAGCTTTACGTGCTGCCAAGCATACGCTTTTCAGTGACAGGTATGAAACAGAAAAGGTTAGTTTCCGCATTGGAGCGGAAGGCATTGCGGCTGGCGTTGGCGAGATTATTAAAATTGCTGACCCATTAAAGCAAGGTCAACGTTTAGGCGGTCGCATCGTAGCTGTTGACGGAAACTTTATTACAGTCGATGCAGTCTTAACGTTATCGCCTGGAACTGACTACACGTTGACTGTTGTAATCCCTGAAGGGGAGACGGTTACCAACAATGATGGCTCGACAAAAGTAAATCCAAAGCTAGAGGTTTTAACTGTTGTCAGCTCTAGCGATATTGGCTTTCAAACTTTTGACGAGGGTAATATTTTGACCGAGGACTCGGACGAAGTAATAACGCAAAGTGCTGATAATTTAATCGCTCGATATGCTTCAAGCGACGCAACTACAACTATGTTTGAAGTGAGTTCAGCGGTGCCAACACAGGTCGGCGCTTTATGGGTGCTTGAGTGGACATCGATGAAGGCTGCGACTTATCGGATCATCTCAATATCAGAAGTTGAGTCTTTGATTTATCAAGTTGAAGCTATTCAATACAACAGCAGCAAATATGATTACGTTGACAACGATTTGCCCGTAGCGATACCAAAGGATCGCTTTACCCTTCAGCCCGTTGGTGTGCCAGCAAGCGTTGGCGCAATTCTTGTTTATTCAAATGGTCAAACATCAATTCTGGCCTCATGGCGTGCTCCTCAAGTAAATAATTCAATTGATCTTTTAGTAAGGGGTTACAGGTATCAGTGGAGAAAGGTTGATGACACGGAGTGGTCAAGCATTGCTGCATTGCAAGCAACAGCAGTCGAAATACCTCTTTCGACTCACACTTTCGGCAATGCGTATCAAGTTCGCGTTTCTTCTGTAAATCGTTTAGGCAGTCAGTCTGACTGGGTTGTTTATGACGTTGATCCCTTTGATCCTATTCCTGATTTGAGTGATGTTGCTTTTGGGGCAACGGTTACGCACGCCAATCAACCAGATGGCACTCAATTAATCATCGTTGATCCTGGTACATGCCCGATTTTGCCTCGAATTAGTGGTTTTAAATGCTGGGTCAAACCTAGAAACCTTTCTTCTGGCGAAATTCCTGGAGTCAAGCCGCCTAACGATGATGGCTGGTATTTCTTGGCAGACATACCTTTAACTGGTTACTACACCGTTGCGTTCCATGCTCCAGATACTTACGACGTTCGCGTTAATTTTACGAGTTCAATTTTTGGCGAAAGTCCAAGTGATTACATTTATGACTTTGTGGAGCGCGGCGAAATTGCGCCTCCCACTCCAAGCAACTTTAGTGTTGTTGAAAATCAAAACAGTAGTGGCAAGCGTTTTAGCTGGCAATTACCCACGACAGAGTATGGCAGTTGGGACCAAGGTCTTGTTGCTGATGTCGTGAGTTACGAAGTCAGGTATAAAAACGGAAATATTGCCTTAAATATTATTGGGTTTGATGTTCAGACCGATCTTGTAACAGTAGAAACAGCAACGGTTATCGGTACTCGCGTCAATCAACACTTGTTAGATGTTGGTGATGAAATTGTGTTCGCCGCATCATCCGGCACGCTGCCTACTGGGATTTCTGACGGGGTAACTTACTACGTCGCAAGCGATGGCTTTACAAGTACAGCATTTAAAGTTAGCGCAACAAATGGCGGGGCGGCTATTAATTTTAGCGGAACTGCTAACGGCACTTATAACGTCGCTGGGCCAGCGGATTTAAAAACTCGACTAGACATTACTGCTAGCTGGGGGGCTGGGATAGAACTTGCCTCGGGTGGCTTGCCTGCTCAACAGCAATGGTTTGAAACTAGCTTGTTCGATGTAGATCGTTACGTTGTGATGGTCAAGTCAGTTGATGCAACGCAATGGCGTGCAGATATTCCGGCGTATGTGTTGGTAAATATTGGCGCTCCTCCAATTAGCAACGCAGTTCAATCAATTGATGCTAAAAATGCGCCAACCAACAACTGGCCTGGAGCCTATGACAACTGCTCTGTTGTCGGTGGCAGCATCGTTCAAACAGATCCAACATTGGACTCTTATTTTACCTGGAATTTTGACAATAATAATCTTGAAAGCGCATTGCTTCTGTCTACGACGGCAACAGCAACATATTCTCATTCGCTAGTAGCCTTAACAGGTGAAGCGACTGAAATAGCGCAAGAAAATGATTTTAATGTTTTGCAAGAAGACAAGCCTCTTGTGATAGATGTTTCTAATAACAATTTCTCAATTCAAAGAAACGGAATCACTGTTGAACATAACTTAAATCTCAACGACACTTTAGAATTTGTCGCTGTTTCTGGATCTCTCCCCACGGGAATATCAGCAAGCACTCTTTACTATGTGGTATCCACTGACCTAACGCTTACGACATTTCGAGTTGCTTCCAGTCAGGGTGGTACTGCAATAGTTCTGACCGGTTCTGCGTCTGGAACTTATGCGGCTTATGGATTCAAAATATTAGGCGAGCAGAGATATTACGATCTCAATGAGCTAACAGAAGGCGGTATTGTTCACCCTTATGCCCCATATGAAAAACTTCTTGGCGACGTGTATCGCGTTGAGACTCGCTTTAAAAGCCCTGACGGTGGGACGACTGCTGGCAACATCACGGCATTAACGGCTCAGCTTGACTATCCCGACGTGATCGAGAAGCAAAACGATGTTTCAATTTCTAACGTTGGAACGGCAGTAGCGTTGACCAAAACATTCCGAGCGGTTTCAAGCGTTTCGATTACAGCTCTTCAGACAGGTGGAAGCACTGCTGTTACGGCTGTCGTTACGGCTAAAACCACCAGCTCCGTTACTATTAAGTGTCTGGACTCCAGCGGGACCGGGGTCACTGGCCTTGTTGACATCACAGTAATTGGTTACTAATGGCTGACGCACGCATTTCTCAGTTACCAGCCGCAACGACGGTTGATAGTCAAGACATTGTTCCGTTTACAAGCATTAGCGCGAGCGAGACGCGCAAAATTACGGCTAACAACCTGGCAATCAGGCTGGCGCAGCTGGGTCTAACGGTTGGAACGACTGTTCCAACAAGTCCTTACAACGGTCAGCTTTGGGTTGACACCAGCACAAACCCGCCAGTTCTGAAGGTTTATAACGGTGCAAGCTTTACAATTGTCAGTTTTCTGCCTGGTTCGTCAGTTGCTACAAGTCCAAGCAGCACAGCACCTTCGGGTCCAGCTTTAGGTCAATTATGGCTTGATACATCTCAAACGCCGGATGAGTTAAAGGTATATGACGGCGCGGCTTTCGTTCGGGTTGACCCTCAAGGGATTACTGATGCTGATGCTGCCTCTAAATATCTACAAATCACGAACGCTGCTCTTACATATTTGCCATTGGCTGGCGGGACGCTAACGGGAGACCTGACCCTGACAGGCTCTCCAACGACGACAAATATGGCCAGCAATAAGGGGTACGTTGATGCTCAAATTGCTGCGATTCCGGCAGTAACTGACCAGACGCCTGCTGGAACGGTTATTTATTCAGCACGATCTACCGCTCCAACTGGTTACATAAAAGCAAACGGTGCTGCGATTAGTCGATCAACATTTTCAGTGTTGTTTGCAGCGATCGGGACACAGTACGGCGTTGGTGATGGGTCTACCACGTTCAACGTGCCTGATTTGCGTGGTGAGTTTATCCGGGGCTGGAGTGATGGTCATACGGTTGATAGCGGTCGAACGCTAGGCAGCAACCAAGGCGATCAGAATTTATCGCACAATCACACTGGATCATCTGTTACCGGAAATGGAGCGCATAGCCACACTTACGACAAAAGTGCTGCGGGATCTGGTACGGAGGGAGGAAACCAAAGCGTTCATGATTTCACCTCTTCTACGTCGGTTACTGGAAACGGAGCACACAGTCATGGACTTTCTATTAGTTCTGACGGTGGCACGGAGGCACGCCCCAGAAACATTGCCTTGCTGGCCTGTATCAAGACCTGATCTGGCATTAAAATCAAGCTACTAGGGGTGCATCATGGCTGACATCAAAATTACTGATCTGGCTGCTTACACAGACCCGGTCAGCACTGATGTGTTGCCGATTGTTGATGTTGGTAGTGATCTGACCAAGAAAGTCAGTATTGCGGATCTGCTGGAGAATGCTGGGACGGGAAACGTTACTGCGCCTTCATTTTCTTTTGATGGCGATAATGATACGGGTATTTATCAGCCTGGACTGGATCAAATAGCAATCAGCACTGGCGGTATTCAGCGCCTCCAAGTTGACAGCTCGGGCAACATGTTGCTCGGCGGAACATTACCTTCAACGTCGAACATCACGCTGAATGCGGATGGCTCGGCTAATTTCAACAACTATGTTCAAGCTAAGGCTGGATTTAGAGCTAAGCAAGACACTGGCTATTACTTCATTGGGCAAAGCACCAGCAACGTAAATACGTTTTTGGTGGAAAGTGCCGGTAACGTCAAAATTGGCGGAACATTACCTTCCTCACCCAACATCACGCTGAATGCTGATGGGTCGGCTGGATATGCCGGTGCTATTACGCATGGCGGATGGACCGACAATTCAGATGTGCAAACGCGTATCAATCCAGGTTCAATTTTTGTAAAAGGACCAAACAATATTAATCCTTTCCTTTCATACCTTGCTGATGGGTACGATAGCGCTGATTCTACTCTTACGCTCCACCGTGACGGCTCGGCTTTCTTTGCTAGTGATGTTCAAGTTGGTGGTGATCCTAAGAACTCGTCAGGAGTTGAGCTTGGGACGGTAATACGTCCCTCTGGTGAAATCATTACGGCTCTTGCCAATGACACCGACAACGCTTTATCTATTAAAAAGGTTGGAAATACCAATCCTAGAGTATTAATTACTACGTCTGGTGACGTAAAGATCGGCGGAACATTACCTTCCACGCCAAACATCACGCTGAAGGCGAATGGTACGGGTACTTTTACTGGAAATGTTAAAAGCTTAGGGCTCTTAACTTCCTCGGATACAGCGGTTAATGATAGAGTCCAGTTTGGCTACATGGCTACTCCTACTGGACACAATCTTGGCCATAGGATTGTTGGTGATGGCCAGGATTTATACTATTTTTCGAGAGAAAACGGCACCTCGGGCCACAAATTCTACGTCCACGGCAGCGGCGGATCTTCCCATTTAATGGAGATCAATGGGACCCCTGCGAATGAGAAAGTCATGATCGGAGGCACCCTCCCATCAGCGCCAAACATCACGCTGAATGCGGATGGGTCGGCTTCGTTTTCTAACGGTGATGTAAATATCGACAGCTCGGGCAGGCTCTTAGTTGGTACGTCTAGTGGATTTAATTTTACTACTAATTCCGGGGCGGGAATCTCTCGGCAACAGCTAGTTGGGGTAGGTACTGACGAAACAGCAAGCTTTGCAATTACTCACTGCAACCAAGGAGGCACCTCTAGAGGTCCAAGTCTTGTTTTGGCCAAAAATAGAAGTGGATCTACGGTCTTGGGTACTGTTCAGGTCGGTGAAAACTTAGGTGAAATTAGTTTCCAAGGATCTACCTCTTCTGGATTTGTTCGTAGTGCAGGTATTCGTTGCGAGCAGGACGGTGGCACACCAAGCAGTACATCAATGGCAGGCCGCCTCATATTCTCCACCACGGCGGATGGGGCGTCTTCTCCGAATAAGCGGATGCAAATCGACAGCTCGGGCGACTTACTTATCGGCGGATCATTACCTCTCGCCCCCAACATCTCGCTGAATGCTGATGGGTCGGCTCAGTTCTCCGGCTCCGTCTCAATCGGTGGCACGGCTGCTGCTAACACGATTGATGAATATGAAGAGGGGACTTGGACTCCTACGATGACTGAATTCGGTGGCTCTTCTATTCCTTTTACCATCACTAACGCTGCCTATGTAAGAGTTGGTGAGGTAGTGACTATCCAAGCTTTGCTTGTCCTTACCGCTGCCTCTAATGGTCAGGTGCTTAATCCGGTTATTGCTGGACTGCCTTACACACAAAAAGGCAGGTCAAATTGCCAAATCACAACCACTAATTCTACAGTCAATTCTCAGGGCTATAGTAGCTCTGGGCCTGTTTTTGTGGCCAGAAGCAATTCGTCCATTCAGTGTGGACCGACTGACGCCGAGCAGTTAGTAATTACCTCCACCTACATTATTGCTTAATCAACAGACCGCAACAGTCTCTAAACTACGAAACCATTAAACCTGTCTCCCACAGTCGTGGGTTCCTAATATGGCTTTCACAGAAAAGCAGTCTTACAAAATTGAAGTAAACGAAGACCTCTCTATTGGTGTTCGTCGTGCTGACATCGTCCTCAAGGATGATGTTGAAGTTGGCCGCACCTATCACCGTGCAGTCTTCCAACCCGGTGATGATGTCTCCGGTGAAGTTCAAGGAGTACAAGACGTAGCCGCAGCAGTCTGGACTTCGGATATTGTTGCTGCGTACCAAGCGACACTCACACCTGTTGAATAGCTTTAGCAGTAAACTTTTATTAACTCGGTATTACCATGCCTTTCTCAATTTCACGCATGATCGCAGACGGCGATCAAAAAGTTGTTGCTCTTGATTGGTCATACTCCAACGCTGATGGAACGCTATCCAATCAGCACATTCTAGAAAAGCCTTACGGCGATACTTCCTTCGCTGATGTGACTGAAGAGCTAGCAATAACCTGGCTCGAACAGCAGCTTGCCAATACGCCTGAAGAGTTCGACGCTGCAATTGCAGAACGCAAAGCGGCTGTTGAATACGAAAAAACACTAGCTGCTTACGCCCCGCATCCTGACGGTCCTCCAACACCGATCACCGTACCGGTTGCTGAATCCGCCGGTGAGCTTTCGAGCTCATCGTCATCTGAATGAGCCTCAGGGCCAAAACCTTCAGCCCTTATGCGCTCCTGATCTACATCAGGGGCTTTTTCTTTTGCCTGTTCAAACTGTGCAAGCCAGACCCGCTAAACTAAGGAAACAAGCCCACAAAAAATGCCATGGCAATACTTCCAGGCAAATACGACATTACGCTTAGGCGCAGGTCAGACTTTGATTTGACTTTTCAGATAAAAGACAGCGACAACTCTCCTGTTGACTTAACAGACTGGACTGCAGAAGTTGAGGCGTGGAACGCGAAAAGAACCAAAAAATATGTTGATTTTACTGTTGAGTATCTTGACAGGCCCAATGGTAAATTCAAAATACTATTGACAGACGACCAGTCTCAGTTAATTCCTAACGGTTCAAGTTATGACGTGCTTTTAACCAACCCGAGCGGATTAAAGGAGTATTATGTGGCAGGAAGCGTTCTCGTTCAAGAAGGGTACACAGCATGAGCAGCGACTCTGGGTGTAACGTTTCAATTGTTGAGATTAGTGCCGGCACCAATAAAATTGTTGAAGTTACTGACGCAACGGGCAAAATTGTCGAGGTTCAGACTCAAGGGCCTCAAGGGCCGGAGATAGATTTTGCTGCCTTAACCCAGTATCCCTCTCCAGTAAATGGCGATCAGCTTGCAATCTTCGACGCGGCAGCAAGCGACATCAAAAAGGTCAGCCTTGAAGATTTAATTGCAAAACGGGCTCGCGATAGCCGCCGGATCTATCTCAGCAAAGACACCAAAGCAAATGACAGCAATAACGGCACATCACCAGAGGAACCATTACTAACCTTTGCAGCTGCAATTGCGGCGGCAGACCCCGGCGACGTAATCGAGGTTTCCCCTGGAACGTACACCGAGGCATCTTTGCCATTGCGCGTTCCAAGGGACGTTGGAATTTTTGCCAAGTCGCTGCGTCAAGTAAAGATTCAACCTGCTGCTGGGCAGGAAATGAACGGCTTTTTCAAAGTCGATTCAGGTTTCTGGTGCTGGGGCCTTGAGTTTGCTGGGCACCAAGCCGATCTTGCCAATAACCAACAATCATGGGCAATTTCATTTGATGATCAGGCAGACAACACCGCAGCGCCGCTAAACGCAAGCGGGCTGGGTGCTTTTATTCTCAAATCGCCTTACATCCAAAACTGCTCGTCAATCACGGCAGAGGATGATGCTGGTACGGCAGGTTCAGTTTCTGTTGGCGATACTGGCGGGGGCATCGAAGTTGATGGTGACAAATGTGCGTTAAACAGTCCAATCCGCTCCATGGTGGTGGATTCTTACACCCAAGTGAATTTAGGAGGGCCTGGATGTTTAGTTAAAAACGACGGATATGCTCAATTAGTGTCATTTTTTGGCACATTTTGTACGTTCCATGTTAAATCAGAGACTGGCGGTCAAGCTAACTTAAGCGGCGGTGGAACGACTGACTTTGGCGATCAGGGTCTAGTCGCCGATGGATATAGCCGCTTACCTAACTTCACAGGGTCTGCTCGTGTTGCAGCCTATGGCGCTGACAGATCTGAAGCTCCAGTTGTAATCAATCCAAGCCTTGATACCTTCACGACTGTTAGTGCTCACAGCCTTGTCGCAAGTGATCAAGTAACGTTTAGCGCAACTGATGGGACGTTACCAACCGGCGTCACGGCAGGAACAACCTATTACGTGATCGCGTCAGGATTGACAGCCACGGCTTTCAAGGTCAGCGCGACTGAGGGCGGCCCATCAATTGACGTTACTGGTAGCGCGACTGGGACGTATCAGTTTGTTCGTCAGGGTCAATTAACTGCTGACGTAATCAGCTTCACAGCAAATAGAATTGGGAGCAAATCCAGGCCCAATCCAGGGCAGCTAATGTTCCCACGTCAGACGTTCCCGTCTGCTGGGCAACCCGGTTCTGCTGGCAATGCAGTTGGCGTCACGGCTGGGGCTGGATCTACGTTTACGGTAATTCTCAATACGTTCAGTTATTCGCACGAATATGTTTCTGGTGGAACGGTAACAGTTGGTGGCACTTCTTACAACATCGCCACTGCAAGTTACGACCATACGACTGGAATTACAACGCTGACAGCAACTGGTTACACGCCGACAACAGGGGATTCAGCCGTATTATCCGGCCTAAACTTCATTTGTCCTACCCATGGAGTGTACACAATTACCGGCAGCGTACCAATCGACGCCAGCGGGAATGTTGTTGCAGTAGACAGCCCAAGCCTTGCAGGTTACAGGCTCAATTTTTACAACACGGTGAACGGCGGCCTTCGTTCTCCTATCGCTGCAAGTCAGGTTATTGATTTTAGGTTAAGGTCGCAAATTTCCTGCGCTTTGCATACCATGGAGTATGTAGGTTCAGGCACTAATTACAATGCATTGCCTTGGAATGGCGGTGTACCTATTGCCGCAAATCAGCGGGTTGAGCTAAACAACGGCAGAGTGTTTGGCGCAACAATTAACGAAAAAGGTGACTTCGAGATTGGCGATGGAACGTTCAGCATTGATGGAACGACAGGCAGCGCAACAATTAACACTTCTGAGTTCAACATTTCGGGGCTGAATTTTGTTGGTCCGTTTAGCCGCAACGGTGGGTTTTCGACGGTTGGCGTACAGCTCCGTGAGGTGAGCGATAACACCAGCTTGATTGCATCAACTGGAGCGTCAGACGGCAACACCGTTCCAACCCAGAACGCTGTTAAAGATTACGTTGACAGTACAACGGTTCAGTCTGTTGATCTAAGTGCGCCAACTGGATTTACGTCAACCGGCGGACCGATTACAGGTTCAGGAACTCTTGCTCTTGGGTACGACACTGGATACCAAGGCTACCTAACAGCAGAATCGACCAAGCTTTCAGGGATTGAAGCTGGCGCTCAGGTAAATGTTGCCACCAATTTAAGCTATGCAAACAACACTCGCGTAATTAGCTCGTCAACCGGAACTGATGCAACTCTTCCGCTTGCTGTAGCAGCTGGAGACGCTGGACTGCTCACAGGCGCAGATAAAACACAGCTAGACAACCTATCTACGAATCTTGCGGGCAAAGCAAACCTCTCAGGCGGCAAGCTAGCGATCTCGGAGCTGCCAGACTTAGCGATCACAGAATTTAAAGGGGTTGTTGCTGATCAGACCGCAATGCTTGCCGTTACTGGCGAGAAAGGCGATTGGGTTACGAGGAGCGATGACGGCAAGGTTTACCTAATTACCGGGAACGATCCAACCCAAGTTGGGAGCTGGACAGCATTAAGTTACCCTGCCTCCCCTGTACTTAGCGTCAACACTCAGACCGGCGCAGTCGTCTTAGATGCCGATGACATATCTGACTCAACAACGACTAATAAGTTCACAACAGCGGCGGAGATCTCAAAGCTTTCAGGGATCGAGGCCGGTGCTCAAGTAAACGTTGCGACTGATCTTACTTACACTGCTTCAACCAGAACAGTGGCCAGCAGTACTGGAACGGACGCTGTTATTTCAGAAGTCGTTGCGGCTGGTGATTCTGGCTTGATGACTGGAGCTGATAAGACAAAGCTTGATGGGATTACTGCTGGAGCTGAAGTTAACGTTCAGGCAAATTGGAACGAAACAAGCAGCGGTTCAGATGCGTTCATTCAAAACAAGCCAACCATCCCGGCTGCATATACAGATTCAGACGTAGACGCTCATCTAAACACCTCCACCGCATCTAATGGAGAGGTCCTAAGCTGGACAGGTTCCGATTATGACTGGGTTGCTCAATCCGGCGGCGGTGGCAGTGTTGGAGCAAATCAGGCAGACTATGGTCTGGTGACCAATTCAGTCAGTTCGACCGCTGATTACGGAGTATTAAGCTAATGGCAGTACAAGTACAGTTTCGCCGGGGAACCGCGTCCGAAAACAATAGCTTTACGGGCGTTGAAGGCGAAATTACAGTTGACACCACAAATCAGACTGTACGAGTTCATGATGGGAGTACAGCGGGAGGACATGCGTTATCTCCACTGACTGACGGAGACAAGGGCGACATTACAGTTTCAAACAGCGGCGCAACTTGGAACATTGACGCAGGCGCTGTTGGTACGACTGAGATCGCCAACGATGCTGTAACCACAGACAAATTAGCTGATGATGCTGTAACCGCAGCCAAGCTGGCTGATGATGCTGTAACTGCAGACAAGCTGGCTGATACCGCCGTGACTGCTGGCAGTTATACCGCTGCTGATATTACTGTTGATGCTCAAGGCCGAGTCACTGCAGCAGCGAATGGCTCTGGCGGTGGCGGTGGCGGTTTAACTAACTTCACCGAAAGCCAGTCCACATACAATAGTTCTGTAAGCAGCATTTTTGATGCTAGTGGAACCGATACGAATATCAATGCTGTATTAAGCCCAAAAGGCAATGGTGCGCTTATTGCTCACGAACCTGATGGAACAACAGCAGGAGGCAACGCTAGAGGTGCTTACGCAGTTGATCTTCAAACGATTCGCGGTGCAGCGACTCAAGTTGCAAGTAGCACTTATTCCATAATTCCTGGTGGTTGGTCGAACACAGCCTCTGCAGCTTATTCAGTTGCGATGGGAAGCCAAAACACATCTTCAGGCTTTTTCGCTCACTCATACGGACAATCAAACACTTCATCTGGAACTTATTCATTTGCGTTCGGGGCTTCTAACTCTGCTACAGGCACAAGAGCCACAGCAATTGGACAAGAGTCAACAGCCAGTTCGGAGTATGGTGTAGCGATTGGAACGAAAGCTAACACGCATGGCATCAAAGGATTACATGCGATTGCACCAATTGGGATCACTAGCTCAACATACAAAAATCCACAGTTCTATAAAGTAATCCTTACTGCTGTAACTCCTGCAGATGGCGGCGATTCCGGTCGACGGTATCTAACAACTGATGGGGGATCTCCGGCTGATGGCACCACCACAGATAGCAAAGAAGATTCACTCTATGTCGGAAGAGAAGATGGCACAAATTCACGGCAAATGTACGTCGAGGGTATTGTCAAAGCAGCCGGAGTAGGCGGTGGAAGTAACAGCACAGATTACGCAGTTTGGGAAATATCAGGATTCATTAGAAGTGCTTATAACGGATCCATGGAAAACACAAACGTAACCCAAAAATTCAACCTTGGAAGTTATTCCGCCCCAACCATTACCAGAGATTTCGGAAATAGCGGGTCTGGAAGTTCAACGGAGTACTGGTGGAGGATACGGGTCGATGGATCAGGCTCAGGCTCAGTCCTCTGGACTGCCTATCTGACTTGCTATGTGACAGACCAACCCTAAACTCACATAACCACTGTCCACTTTTTTCTTTTCTATAGACACACATCATGGCTTTACAACTCGACCTGACCACAACTCCCGTTGGCATTCCGTTGCCTGAATCATATGCACGGATTGAATTTATTCGACTGCTTGGATCGGATGTCCTTATTGCTGTTAAGTTTTACGCTAACGCCGAAGCAAGACAATCCGACGCACAGGAAGTTGACCAGCGGTCTTACCAAACCTCCGTAGCTTCGTTAAGTGTTGGTGCGTTAAATGCGCTTGACACTGGCGAGGTAGATGTTGACGGCAACCCCATCCTTGCCGCACGAGACCCAGCACTGGTAATTGATAACCCAGTTCAAAACGCATACTTGTGGCTGAAGCAACATCATGATTTTGCGGACGCCTTAGACGTTTGAGGATGGACTCAGACACGCTAAAAAACTGGGCAAAAGTTGAAAAAGCTTTGCGGGAAGCTGGCAAAACCGACTGCATGTTTTACAAACGTGCGGTCGCGATTTTAAGTGGCAAGCCAGACCCGCTAA